ACGCTTGTCCTCGGTGAAATATGCTAGTACACCACCTTCTTTTTCTGGGAAGGGGCGTGCGGAGTGGCAATAGATAGATGTCTCAGTGACAGTTTCCTCGGGTCTGTCCCATGTAGTATCTGGATGAACGTCTGCTAACATTTCTTCGTCTAGATCTGGGATACCCCAATCATTGGACGACTCAAATACAATGTCCTCATGGATTACCAGTTCAGCCATGGGAGTAGCAGTTACCTCAGTTTCCTCGAGGATGCGGTCCTCTTCCGACCTAGCTCTTTGTCGTGGAAGGAAGGTACTTCGATCATCCCCAACAGATACATTAAAAGCGTAGGCATCTAGATCATCAGTTACATTGTCTAGAATCTCCCTATCCTTTTCTTCAAGCTGGGACAGGGACTCTTGATCCTCCTTTAACATGTCAGTTAGGTTCGATAATGCTCCCGCATCTGTCTCAGCCATGGCTCCAAGGGGGTCAAGAGTGGCTAAAAGATGCACTTCTTGCTCTGGAGTCCACCATCCCATGAGCACTGGGACTGACTCGAGCCCCTCGTTTATGGCAACTTCCCGTCGAGCATGACCATCGATGAGTCGTCCAGTGTTCTCATTGAAAAGCAATGTGTCAGCCCAACCATTAGCTTGGATGGATGCTCCGATTGCATCTGTTTGACGCTTCGGATGCTTCCTCCAATTGAGAGGATTCTCATCTAATGATTGCGGATCAACCCATACTAGTTCCCTTATTCCGTTCTGGGGGGGTGCAGGGGGGGCGTTTTTCTTGCTTTTGGGCATGCTACTCTCCTAAATCTACGTTTATAGTATAAAAATTACACACTATAGGTATCAATTTCGTGAATTTAATTCACTTCGCTATCAGTACTAAGGGTAAAGGTAAGTTCTTTCGATCCATCATCGTAAGTTCTCATGAATGCCTTGGTCACATACTTACCCGCCCTCACAAGCTCACTCATGTGATGGATTTGATCAGCACTGACTTCCTCCTGCTTGATGTCCTCCATGTTTGCTGTCTCCTCGCTCAACACCATGTATGACCTGTTGAAGAGTTCGTCAGCTACCATGTGGAAGCGAGCCTTAGCCACCTCGTTGGTGTCTGGGTTTCGAATGGCTTCTGGAGATACTTGGTAACCTCCGACTCCAAGGAAGCCCTTGGGGACCTCGTCACCATCAGCTATAGCCACTAATCTCATTTCAATTTGGAATCCACTACTCATCATCATCCTCACTTTCATTATCGGATAGTTTATCTCGTAAGTTTATTAATGCTAGATTCAACTCTAGTGATCCACGACACACTGTCATGACCCCAAGAAGCTCCTCCATTGTGAGTGCTTCCTGCTGACCTACGTGACGAATATACTCGAAAATATTGTGCACAGCACGTTGATATCTTTCGTCATCGTCGCCTCGAGAGAATCGACTATTTTGGTGAATCATTTTGTAACTCTGCTAATGGTGACCTCCGCTTTTTCCCAGTGCCCACGCATCGAGTCGGTGACTTTCCACACGTTAGTGGGTCGTCCTCGACGTTTATCTTTGCGTTTTACTGCTACCACTATTTTAAGCTCTTGCAGGTCATCTAATCTACGGTGAACTGTCGAAGTTGTTAATTGTAGGTTAGCACAGAGTTCTTCAATTGTTAATCCTTTCGGGTAATGTATCAGTTCACGCACAATGTCACTCTGATAGCCATGAGCGGTCGAGAATGCGACTTTCTGCATGATCTGGTATATTTCCTCATCAATAGCTTCCTTGCCTGCAACGAGCGCACAGGAGCGTCCCAGCTTAAGTATCTGATTCGCCAATCGAGTACCAATTTCTGGTCGAGGGCGATAGGACACATCGTCACTGCGTTCTCGGAGTACGGAAGCTCGAAGACTACCAATGATCTGACACAGTGAGACTATCCTGTTGATGACCCAGTCAGGTACATCTGGAAGTTTATCGAGATCAAATTCAGTATTAAGATGGTAGATGAAAGCTTCAATGCTGTCCTTCAATCCATCCTCCGCACGAATGTTGGCGATCATGTTCCCAAGCGATGCTCGAATCTGAGCTTCCTGATCATACTCTTTGTCCGAGGGGATGATCTCTACCTTGAGGAATCGCTCACCCAATGCAGCACGGTTGTCACCATGAACCACATCGGTAATGCCAGCCACGATGCTGAAGTGAACCTTGGGGTAGTTCCTCTTAACCCCATTACCGTACTCTACAAGCACATTACCATCGTAAGCATCCCGCAAGATACCGTACAGGTTCTCCTGTACCACCAAAGGCATGGACTTGACTGCGGTGAAGTCTTTGATCAATAGCGTGCACTCATCTAGCTGGGCTAGCAGTGAGGGGTCTGAGCCATCGTCCTGACGCATGCCAGATACTAACGAGGTTGCGGTTAGCTTGGATCGGAACATGCAGTTCTGAGCATGCTGAAAGCTTTGGAGCATCATGGACTTTCCACAGCCGGGAGGTCCTACGATGTAAATCCATAGTGGATCTCCGGGAATCCTATTGCTAATCACTGTTGCTAGTGTCACCAATAGTGACTGCTCCATATCTTTGTTGAAATGCAAGCGTTCCTTGAAGTCCTTGAGCACACTCTTGAAAGACGTTCGTTGGATCTTAGGTTTGCTTGGACGACCTGAATCATCTTGTAGCATTTCCTGAAGACGCTTCCACGTACTTTTCTTGATGCCATGCTCATAGATCAAGTCCCTGATGTCATACTTGTCTGGGACGGAGGTAGCCCACACAAGGCTACGGATGGACTTAGCTGTATCCGTTAAGGTTTCGATAACTTTGATCTTACCGTCCTGCCCAGAAGCGTCATTATCGTAGAGTAGAATGACATCTCTTTTGTTGAACAAGTGGACCCATTCTTTTTTGAATGTCTCAGCCCCCGGAACCGCTACCACAGACGCAGTGGTAATCCCCACTTTATCCATCAGGCTTTCCAATGCTAACGCATCCCACTCACCTTCGCAGATGTAAATAGGACCTGTCTCCGCAATCTTATTGGCTAAGTACAGGTGTCGTGCACAGGTTGGGGTACTTCGAGTCTTACCTTTCTGGAGGGACTCATCGTAAGTCATCAGGTTGACTAGATTCCCTTCAGGATTAAGGATGGGTAATAACCATCTCTGAGTTGCTCCGTCGAAGGCTAACCCATTACGTTTGAGAACATTGGCACTTAGCCCACGTTCTTTGGCGAAATCCGTGTAGGTCTTTTCGGAGGTTTGATCTTTGCAGAGTTTCGCCATCTCTGAAAGGAAGGTGTATGAGTTTCCAGTCTCCCCGCACTTCTTGCAATTGTATTGCCCCCTAACCTTGGACACATAGAATTTACCTTCCTTTTCGCAGAAAGGACAATCTCCCACAGCCTGCCCACTCGAATTCTCGACTAGTGCAAGTCCGTGATACGTGAATACTTTTAGTTTACTTTTTTCGCTGCTCTTTAGTTTAGCTGCCATCTTGACTCTCCGTGGTTGGTTGGTTGATTTGAAATCCAAGTACTTTAGTTTGTTCTTCATCACACAGCAGCAGTACTAAGGCTGCAGTATGAACAGGTTCGTGCGTTCCTTTGATCACAAAGTTAGTGTGCCTGTACGGGTCGTAGGTAATCTCAGTGGCTAGTTCGTAACTGGTGTCCCAGCCCCAGACATTATTTTGTACTAATCCTACAATCCCAGCATGCACGTTTTTACGTTTGTCCCGTAGCACCCGCTGTCTCCCTTTCTCAGAGACGTGAAAAGTGCAAGTAGATAAAAGTAAGGTTTCGGTGTGCCCAAGAACCAGTCGCTTTTCACCAGCTTGGTGATTTCGCACACTCCATTTGTCCTTGTGCAAATTTTTGTAAACATACACTTTGTGATCATGGGGAAATGCATTACTCATCGTCCCCCCACAATTCTTTGAGAACAATTTGTTCTTCAGATAGTTTTTCAGTAATATCTTCCAGAATTGCTGCAGTCATTGTAGGTGACAGTGAAGAGGTAACTCCCATGTCGATCCCTGCTCCATTATCATACCCGCCACCATCAATGGATATCTCTGCAATTTCATATTCCTCATATGCTGGGGTTATTCGATCTCCAGCACAAAAGTGTAATCGAATTAATCCAGATACATCGACTCGATAGCCTTTGATATCTGGGTGTCCATCGAATTCATCATTTTCGTGAGTCGTTTGAAAGGTCTTTAACTCTACCATTTTAAGTGCCCCTTTTCCAGTGTCGCCTTTATTAATAGTCATACCGATATACTTGTTTCTCATGGTTCAGTTCCTTGTGATTAAAAATGGTCCCAATTGTCTTGTAAGAATGTTAGTATTTCCAGTGTCCACCATAGCGTTGCAAAGCCTATTAAAACGCTGACAACCATACTGGTGAAATATCCAAATTCATTTATTAAATCTTTAAGCATTTGATTTTCCTTATTTAATGACTGTGGAGAGCAAGTCTCCGGTCCCCATCACTCGACCTCTCGCATCTCGAGTGATGTTGGTTTTGGTGTCGTAGGTCGCACGATGCTTCCCACTAGAATCTCGTAGGCTCCGGTTGTCTCGGGAATCTGTGACGATCCCCAAGACCCTGCCTTTTGAATCTCTGAGGTACTTATGCATCTTGCACCTCCCAAAATTGTATATCCATAAGTCTTTGCCATTTCTTCGACAGGGCTTTCTCGCTGACAGCTTTGTAGTAGCCCGAAGGTGCACGCTGATATTTAATTGGCTTGGCTACTAACTGCCCTCTCCAGTCTTTGATGTAGTGAAAACCTTCTTCGTAGGAATCCTGTTCACCTATCCAAGAAATCACATTCATGTAGACTGCGCCCTTTGGCATGAAGTATTTGATTAGTGCTTCTCGGGTATCGAAGTTGACAGCGAGAACTCGCCCAGTCCGTCGACCTTGGTTCCGAAAGACGTTGACAAAGTTTCCAGCATCTTTAACCATCTCTTCAAAGAACCAGATGAGCCAATGTCCGTGACCATGATCCAAAAGACCTTCTTCATCGCAGGCTGTGTGCCAACCGTACCCACCTTGTTCATCTCGAGTGTAGATAGTTGAGAAGGCTGGGAAGGTGTGGCTTGTGCCATCGTCTCGCTTGATAGTCCGTTCCGCTTGCTCAATTGCTTGGAGATAAAGAAGCTTACCATTTTCTCGTTTGAAATAATGGATCTTTGAGTCGTTGTACTGGTCTTGAACTCTAACGGGTTCAAAGTCATTCATTAGAAATTCTTGTGCCTGTGGGCTAAGAGCTTCAAAGCGTTCTTGGTCATTATCATAACTGCTTTTTACTGCAAAATTCATAATTCGTTTCCTTAGTTAAGATTTAATTAAATTCACAAATTCATTACCTGTAAGCTTATACCAATCTATTCGACGTGTCAAACCCCAATCCTGACTATTTCTAATTATTTTTTAAATATTACACCCTGAAATAATAGTACTAAACCACACTCCCCCTAATAAAGTCGCAATAAACCACGTAATTGCTTTGGCAACAAACTTTGCATTTAATTCTTGTTTCATAATTTTATTCCTTTGGATGTCTGTAGTTCCACGCTGACTTTGCTTCACTGACGGTAGCTCGAACTGGACCATCAGCTTCACAGTTAATGCATGAGATCCATGCAGTAGTATCTGACTCTAATAGTTGGGGGACAGGATGACCGCAAAAAGGACAAGGTTTATCACCCCTCTTCTTCCCTCGGAGTATCCTCCTATCTTCCTCTGACAGGTATCTCCTCCAGTCGTTTGGATTTACGTGCATCATGATTCTCCCTCCATGGCTTTTTGTAATCCCAAGTCGTACATTGTCCTTGAGATTGTAGAAGTCGTTGATCTTTGATTCCATGCTGACACCGTATCTTTAGTGACATCGCATCCTTCGCATCTGACCCCCTTCAGAGATCTCTCCGTTCTGTGCTGCTTTGCTGATCCTCCGCAGAAGGGACAAGGCATTAGAAATGGTTCAGGCACTGGTCGGGACTGCGTCCTATTTCTTTTCCGTCTCATAGTTCAATTCCTTTCTTTTTACTCCATCGAGTATCTATTCTATCCACCTCTACTGGTGTGGTGACTTCAAAGAAATCTCCAGCAGATTCCATTAATGACTTTATTGCATCAGCCACACTTGTGTACTTGGAAGCAGTTTTCTTTTTACGATCCTGTCTTCTCGAGTAGCATGACCACTTATCAAAATCAAATACCAATTCATCATGAATACACATGATTAGCTTGCCATGATTATTCTGGGGGAAGTCGTCATCGGGTTGTAGCCATTTGTCGATGCTAATCATGGCTTGGTTCAAGATGTCTCCAGCAGACCCTTGGATCTTATAGTTCGTTCCAATGTACGACCTGTCATTTGGGACATGTAATTTGTACCCACCAATAGTACGTACGAATCCATTCTTTCGGACTTCTTTAATTGTGTTGTCCATGAAGTCTCCGATGCCGGGATAAGCTTCCTTGAAGATCTTGTCGAAATTCTTTTTACCGGTCATCGCTTCCAGCTTTGCTCTACCTGCTCCGTAGATCAATCCGAAGTTAACACCCTTGGCTGCTTTTCGACTGATGTCACATAGGTCAGCGGTGAGAGCATGAATATCTGCACCATCTTCAAATGCCTGTAGTAGTTTTTCTTCCTTGGCGAGAACCGAAAGTATTCGTAGCTCCAGTTGGGAGTAGTCTGCTGCGAACCATACATGACCTTTCGCAGGTCCAAATACATCTCGCAGGCAGAAGTCATCAACCTCGTTACCAAAGGCATCCTTTCCTCCAGCACCAATATTCTGCCCATTAGGATTTGAGGATGACCATCGAGTCGTCTTCGTACCTGTCTGATTGAACGAAGGGTGCAAGACGGTCTTCTTACCCTCCCTCAGAGATAGATCTTTATAGCTCTGGAGGTACTGCGAGCAAGTTTTATTCTTTCGATAAGCCATGATGTTCCGAATGAACCTGCTGGCTTTAGACTTCTTAGAAACGTGATTCTCGTATAAGTCCAAAAGAGTACTGGCTGCAGTGCTAGCTCCAGTCTTTGTCGTCTGGATAACTGGGCACTTCAATCCTTTCTGGCGAGCGGAGGTTTCCCCATCTGGATCTCCATATAAGACCTTCGATATTTGAATACTTGATCGGATGTTGAATTCATCATCTAGAAAATCCTCTGCAATCTCTATACAGGTTTGCTCGCATCCATCAGCAGCTTCTAAATATCGTTTAATTTCTGAAGACAAGATGCGAGGCTTGATCGTTACCCCCTCCTGCTCCATTCGATAAGTGATAGGTACGAGTTGTTTTCGAACTTCATAATGTTCACGTAAGCCTTCATCATCTAAAGCTGCTCGATCATACATCATCCAGAGCAGCATAGTTCGAACAACGTCTTGCACAGCGTACTTTTCTAGTACGGAGGATTCTGGGTCCACTGCTTTAGGCAGCCAGTAGTCACAACGAACATTGCTTGTGTTGCTCAGGGTTGTTCCCAAAGTCCATCCTCGAGCCTTAGCAGCCCTTCTCGAAGCCCTCACCGACTCTAAAAGGTCATCTTCATCATCAGCCATAATGTCCAAATAATTCTCTGCCAGAGGTTTTAGCCCATGGGACTCCTCACTATTGCATACGTGCGAAGCTAGCAGCGTGTCCTCGAATCCTGCAAGTGTAGCTTCGAACGAATGGTTGTCGAAAGGAAGCGAAGCCCAATCTGGGAAGGCAAGTCGAATCCCTAAATTGTGCAAAGCTTTCACGTCAAATTTTATATTGTGAAAGACTAATGTCTCACCATCGATGTAATCTACGAGTTCTTGGATTTCCTCTTCAGAAGCCATGACTTGTCGAGTGTGTGGATCGACTGCCCACTCCCACAGCTTCGTAAGTCCGTTCTCGTCACAGGTAGATACTGCGAAAGGCATATCGCCATGGAACATATCTACTCCAGTGGTTTCCGTGTCTATTGCAATTAGCATTTTGATTTCCCAATGTACAACCCATAGTCATTGTTGGTTGCAGCTATTTGGACTCCCCTCTTTCGTTCTAAATAGTTGAATTTAAATGGTCGGTAGTCTACGTGGTGATGCCAGCGGTTGAATTTCCAGACAACTTTTGTAACGTCTGGATGCTGCTCCACCAAAGATTCCGCAAACTTTCTTCTTTGATCTTGGTCGGTATAAACGTGATCAGTGTTTCCCCCCTTCATTCGCATAGTGGTTACTTTGTCTGCAAGAAATGTATTGAATAAAATCGTGCATTGACCTGATTTTAAAATCCGCAATGAAAGATCAGTGTCTTCGTTGTATCGCCCCCGCCACCTGAAGTCCAAATCGTTTCGCAAAAGGATGCATGAGTAGATCCTAGTGTTCAACGTGTATGGAGGTACTTTGTCAGTGACTTTGCAGAAGCTATGGTAATTGAATCCTGCCTGCCCAATATTTTTGTAGCGAAGTACGAAATCTTCTGCTGCTTTAAAGATCGCAGAAGTCTTTACTTTGATCTTCGTGTTGCGGACGAGTCGGTCGAAATCCTGAATGTTATCATCCAGTATCCAGTGCCACTTTTCTCCTCTTCGAGTTGAGTAGTCCCATACCCAGTTACGTGCAGGGATGGAGCCTTGATCAAGATCACTGAAGGGAAGCGTTAACAGGTTTGCCTCCCCCATTGCTGCTGCGTAATCATCGTAGTCAACAGGCTCTATGACAACCTTGTGAGGTATTCCCATTCGGGATAAAGCTCTGCTTGTGATACAGCTAGTTGCTCGAGACTTGGAGATGACATAGAAAGGGAATTGTGGTGGATGACTTTCCTTGCTGAACCACGCTCGCCCCCTGCAATGCTTTCCCCTATCCAGTTTGGGATACCATATGCTTTTCGTCTTATTGGTAATCTTTTGCTGAGTCACTCGAGCGAAGCTACTCCTGATCTCTTCACTATCCTGTAGGTGCACCGTCAATAATTTGTAAGGCTCTTTTTTATTTTGCACAAAGTCTGGCATCCCCACCCAATGTTCCTCCCAGTCCTGTACACAGGGTGGAGCAGATCTTTTGATCTTCCTCTTTGTGGTTGTTTCTTGGGATGGAAGTAGGAGTTCGTCGCAATCAGAAATATCGAGTCGGAGTCTATCTGAGAATTCCTTTACGAAATCTTCTGATGCAAACCTCACGTAGATCTTTTGCATATCAAGAATCCTTCTCGACTCGATACCCACATTGGACTTCAGTACAGACTTGTTCACCGTCTTCAGAGATCTGCATTAATCCACCGCACGCTGGGCAAACAACATCACTTGTTATAGGTCTAGCTTTACTCATGGTTGGTTCTTTCCAAAAAGAAAGGGAGGGCATGCGAACACACCCTCCCTCGCTCGGGCTTACTGACTTAGAAGGGGATATCGCCAAGATAATCACCCAGTGAATCCCACGAAACACCTTCGAAGGTTTTATCATCCGAAGTGACAAGATCCACAGTTTCATCATCTGTGTCTACCTCCGTCACTTCAACATGAACCGCCTTCTTTCTTTTAGGTGGCGTATAATCGTAGTAGTCACCTACTTCTGGATCGTCAGAAGCTTCTTCTTCCCCAATTTCAGGAGCAGTAGAATCATCCAATCGTTTATTAACATAAACATTGATGTAGTTATTCCCATTGAATTCGGAGTTTCGAATCCCGATCTGGACAACAGGTTTTTCTTCAACCAAGTCTGTTACAAGTGGATCAACATCATCAATCTCCAAACTGTCCACATCGACATCTGCTGCGAGGCGACCTAAGTCCGTCAGCAAACTACCTAAAGCTTGCTCAAGCGTTCGTTGACCCTTCTCTGCAATAGAATGGAACTTGGAGACACGGACTCCTTGAAACTCTCCACGCTGCACTTCAAAGTCGAAGGCTGCATAGGCATTCCCATTCTTGTCCGTACCTGTACGACCAGATTGGACGGTGGCAACATAGGTCCCATCATCAATGGGTTGTTGCTCGTACGAGCCAGTCGATTTTACATTCTTCTTACCCCCTTCCCAAGCATCTCCTCCGACTTTTTTGATTGCTGCTGCGAAACCTTGGGTTTGTTTTTCCCGTACCATAATAATCCTAACCTTTCTTTAATTAGGAGGTGACAGATGCAATTAGACTTTCGTCCAGTTGGTTATTAAATGCATCCGTTAAAATTGAATACGTTTCCTCATGGGTTTCCCCTGAAAAGAACGTCTGAAGTGGTGCACCATCGCTGGTGCGAAATTGATCTGTCGGTCCGCAAGAACTCCAGATCTTTCCCGAATTACGAACAGTCAACGCACGTTGGCTATCTGTAAATCCGAAATGAATTGCTAAGTCGCAAACAGCCTTTAGGTACTTCCATGCAGCAGGTGCACAAGTAGGAACCCATTGGTTATCACCTTCGTGAGATTCAACTTCACGTAGATGAGCATGACTGATAAATATCAATCCCTTGTTCGCATATAATAACTTGTTCATCGTTTGCTCGAAGTCATCTTTAATGACTCGCCAAGTTCTTCCATGGTCATTAACCTCGGATGGATCTTTGACACCTTTCTGATAGCAATGATGATTGATGCAGGCTTCCCATGCACGATCTACAGTATCGATACCCACCGTACTGACAGAATCATCTTCAAGGATCGCTTGGACATAAGCTTGAATGCTCATCCACGTTGTCATCTTTGGGTTATCGAGCTCCATGTCTTTAATACTCATCGGGTCAATGTTGACCTGACGAATTTTCAAGTTGCGTCTCTTGGGCTCCAGCATGAGGATAAGTGATCCTTCAAACTGAGCAGCAAGTGATGTCTTGCCAACGCCCTTCTCCCCAAATAAACAAATGCAATAATCTAATAGATTTGTAGATGGTTCATTTAAATCGTCTGGACTGGGAATTTTAATCTTAGAACTGGCGACTTTTTTCTTGACCTTCTTGACTCTGGACATATTAATTTCCTCCGTTGGTTCGTTTGTAAAGCCCTTCAGTACTACCTCTGGTTAGGAGATTAAAGTACCTTGATTTTCCATACTTCGTGAACAGGGCTGACGGGTTCTGGAAGTGTTGTGGTGATCCCCATGGATCAAATGGATCGTCTTTGATGCCCTGCCACCATAGGGCTACTTGATTCAAGATTGGGTTCAGGGTTCGGTTTACCCAATTCGTAATGTCTTCCTGCAGGAGTTCGACTTTCCATCGCATGAAGTAGTAACTAGGTCGGGTCAATATATCATCTTGGACCCTCGTTGTAAACTCCATTACTGTTTCCGATTTTTTCTGGCGAAGAAGTGGTCTACGAATCACGTTGTAAAGAACTCCTGCTACCTCACGACCAGTGTGCTTCTGTAAGGCATGCACATAAAGCATCGTTTGCAAGTCTTGAGGCAACGCAGTCATAATCCCTTCTTCGTCGATCTGACCCTTTGTCTTGTTTTCCATCAGCCACAATTTGTTCTGACTGTCGATATAGGCTGCATCCCATCTGCCTCGCAATGGTATGGCGTAGCCTGCATCTGTCATATGATTTACTTGGAACGATTTTTCATGGAAAAGGTAACTGAATTCCCTATCGTGACTTTCCCAGTGTTTTGCGTATTCTTTGAAAACGATTTCCACTGTGCTGAGAATTATAGCCAATTTTTCTTTTTCCAATTTGTCCATCTTTACGGATCGTTTTTCATAAAATGGATTAAGTATTTTCCAGCGTATAGTTTTTGGACTGCGACCCTTAGCCAACCACTCGAGACAGTCGTGGAAGACAATTCCGAATGTCAATGCTGTGGAGAAATTGGAGGAAGCCCAGCCTTCAACATAGCTCAGGCGAGCCTGTTCTTTACATAGCAACCACTCGTCCAGAAAAGAGTAAGTGATTCCATCTTTTTCGATATCCCTAAACGGTATCTGTTTCTTCTGGTCCATCTGTTACTACTCCTTTTAATACTTGTTCAACAAATTCGACTGCCTGTTTATGACTGACGAAACGGGCTACGGTAACTCCAAGTGGGCTGGCTACTTCATAGAAGCAATCATCTTCTTTGTACAAAACTTGGAATGGTGATTTTCTTCGACTCCACATTTATATACCTGTCATCTTTCTAATGCAATAGGTGGTCAGGAATTAATTACAAAAAATCTTCTGAGGTTCGGATCTGCCTGCAGTACTCTGCGATTAAAAGAGCATCCGCAATGGCGTGAGTGATTTTGAGTTTGGGGAACAGTTGCTGCGCCTTTCTCTTTGTCACATTCTTATCGCCCCCCGTCAGGCATGATAAATGTTTCATCCATCTCTGGGGACGAACCTCATCAAACTTGATCTCTGAGGCGATTAGCATCCCCCGAAGGAATCCGTAGCTTTGCCCAAAGCTGAACGCACTACGGACTCCCATCTGCGGGGAGCTATGAACCTTCTCGATTATTCCGAACTGAACGTCATCTTTATATTCTGAAACAATGTCCCAGAAGTCTCGCTCAGATTCTGTGATCTTGTGAGCCCAAGCTTCCGTACCACATCCACTGACGAATGCGATGCCTCCGCTCTTGCCCGGATCAATCCCGAGATAATATTCAGCCACGATATTTCCTTTCCAACATTTCAATATCTGCTTCCGACAATCTATGATTGCCAGATCGAGTATCGACTCGATACCCTTGATCACAATATCGGAATGACAGAATTTCTGGAGCAGTACCCTTGGGTCGATTCATGCGACCTTTGTTGTACAGGTGTCGATAATAATTTACCGACTGGCGACCAGAGTCGAGATTATCTAAGAGGACTTGCTCATGTGGAAATTCTAATCGAACCTGTCGATCAATTTCCGCATTGGTCATCTTCTTTATTCTCGGGAGCAATTCATTACCCTCGAACAGCGTTGCCCAGAATGACATGATCCCTAACCCAGTTTTCTTTCCGTGGGTTCGATGCCATGTCTTACGTGGAGCATCGGGAGTATTTTTAATATTTAAAAGTTTGTCCAGTTGGGACGTGTTAACTTTTTCAGACTTCTTCTTAGCTGCGAGTTTAGTTTTTGCTCGAGCCTTATTTAAGCTTGGCATCTTGCTCTCCTTTCAAAGTAGCAATGGTGAACTCTAATGAATAAACCCCTCGTTCAAACTTCCTCACGATAGGAATGTTACTCTGGATTAATTCGTCAGATATCCCAGCGTTCTTTAATTCTTCTGCAGATGAAATTGCAGTAGCTTTCTTTGGGGCTGGGGTTTTAGTTTTTGGTAATGGAGAATCCACTACCACAGTCTTAGGTTTTTTCTCAGGCTTTTTAGCCATTTTCGTACTCCTTTCATAAAGTAACAATTACAAGCTTATACCCAACACCCAGATCTGGCAACCCTAAAAAAGAATTAATAAAAAACTGACCAAAATACGGATTACTCTATTGACTGCACCCCTAATGGACGATATTCTTTAGTACATGAGTTGACGAGTAAGTATTTAAATTCAAATTTTTATAAGGTATAGAGACATGACAATGAAAAAAGCATCTAGGATCATCGGATCACCAGAACAAAAAAACTTTTGGTATGAACTCGTAAATGGTGACAAGCACATTATGCTCGAAGCTCGAGCAGGCACAGGGAAAACCTTTAGCTGTATAGAAGGTTGTCGCCAATACTTGGTGGAGAACTCTCGAGCAAAGATTGCTATGGTGGCTTACAATAAAAGTATTGCTACAGAACTTGAAGCTCAAGTACCTGAAGAGGTAACTGCATGTACGATGCACAGCTTAGGTTACAAAGCTATTCGAAATCATGTTGGTGGCAAGGTCAAAGTCAACAACTGGAAGACTGTCAATATTCTGGAAGAACTTCTGGGAAAAGAAGAACTTAAGAAGTTGGGCAGTGGCTTTCAATATTCTATGAAGAAAGTTGCATCGCTTGCCAAGAATGTTTTGGTGAGTCGAGACAACTTTGATAAAGATTTTGACTCTATGATCTCACACTACAATATACAGCTTAACGGTGACGAAGCTATGATTAAAAAACTACTCCCCAGAGTTCTCTCAAGATCACTGGAGATTCTCGATGAGATTGACTTCGACGATATGATTTGGTTGCCAGTAGTTATTGGTATGGAGCTTGAAAAATTCGATATACTTTTTGTGGACGAAGCTCAGGATCTGAACCGACCTCGTCAGCAGCTTGCAATTGGATCTTTGGCTGACGAGGGTCGCCTAATTGCTGTAGGTGACCCCAAGCAAGCCATCTACGGATTCGCTGGGGCAGATGTTTACTCGATGCGTAATCTTGCATACGAGCTAGGTCATGATGATTCACGCTCAGTGCTAGATGTCATACACTTCCCTTTGACTGTCTCTCGTCGTTGCCCTAAAAAGCATATCGAGCTTGCTCAGAAAATTGTAAATGACATCAAGCCAATGGAAGATGCTATCGAAGGGACTGTGAAACACATCTCACATGATCTTGCAATTAAAGAGATGAAGGGTGGGGACTTAGTTCTCTGCAGAATGAATGCACCACTAATGAAGATAGCGTATTCGCTAATCAAGGAAGACATTCCGGTCACGATCCAAGGTAGGGATATCGGTACATCACTTGCTGCTCTTTGTAAGAAGTTAGTCAAAGGTAATCTATCTACAGATATCTTAGCTTTCACTACTAAGCTCCATGAGTATCACGTAAAAGAGATGGCTCGGTTGGACAAGAAAGCATTGAACGCTCGAGTTAGTGAATCTCAGTACGAAATGATTATCGATAGAACTTTATGCATACAGGCTATCTCAGAAGGATTGTCAACAGTTCAAGATGTCGTTAATCGTATCGAAAATCTATTTTCTGATAACGCAAAGGGTGGACCTAAGTCCAAGGTGCTTCTATCGAGCGTACATCGTGCCAAGGGACTGGAAGCAGAGACTGTGTATATTTCTAACCCAGAAAAGATGCCCCACCCCATGGCGAAACTCGAATGGGAAATTAGTCAAGAATTTAATATCAAATATGTTGCGATGACACGCAGCATGAATACCTTAGTATTTATGGAGGGAGAGTAATGGACACTCCTTGCCTATAGTGGGAGTTTTTTCATGATTGTCACGCCCACAAGGAGAGCCTAGCAGTGAGTGGCTTTGTAACCCCTGTTACCTTATATGAGGAACCTCCTTAGTTCGTTTATACTCATGTAAGGTCCTCACCCTGAGTACGGTGATTAAACACTGCTCACTTTTACTACGTAACTTTTTTAAAGGAACCTAAACTATGCAAGATAAATTAAGTGCAATCTTCGACCTCATGGATGAGATATGTGTAGAGTTTGAATTACGTTCTGCCAATATTGATGTCATGGAAGATATATCTGAAGAAGATGTTCGGGAGTATTGGAGTACGTACAATCTAGAAAAGAGATTGATACGAGCGTTAATGCAAACAAATAGACGTATAGCGGAATTCTGTGATCCTGAGGTGTTTAAGAGACAGCAGGAAAAACAGCGAGCTCTTATGTCTAATCTAGAAAATAAACCTAATGGCAAACAATGCTTGAAGTGTGGAGTATTGTTAGCTGCAGGAGAACTTCAACTTTGTGGAGGCTGTGAGAAAACCTATGAATAAAAAAGAACAAATTAAAGGAGCTTTGCTATGTACTCTAGCGTTAATAATAGGGTATTTGATTGAAAGAGCCATTTGACAAGTTAGACTGAATAGTCATAATACAGGTGGTTCGGTTCGTATTAGACCTCCGAGGATTCTCTTGACTCCTCCTCGGGGGTCTTTTTTTGTCCCCTAGTAGTTGTCTTTAAATCTTATGTACGAACCACCAATTGTTCTGAAGTATAAGGTCTTTGTTGAGTGCCCACCACTACCTCCATCAGAACCTAAATAGCTATAACCTATATGCTCCGAACCATCACCAACCACTGTCTTAATACCAAATATCTCGCCAACCGAAGTAATCGCCTCTGTGCTCACACCAGTCGATTCGTACTCATTATCATCATTGACATATTGTATCATACCGCCAATTGCAAGAATGGTTGGGGGATAGTAATAGCACTGCCACTCTTCTTGGTAACGATTCCAGAATATTTCTACTTCCGTTCCCCAAAGAGATTCACCAGCTAATGTACAGGATATTAAGGGAATTTTTGATTTATTCTTCACCTTTACTGTCCCTATCACGTCTTCTCCGGGTGATGAGGCTACTGGTGGGACCCCACCAGTCATACCGCTTCGATACGTCTGAAGGTCTGCAAAAAACGTCTCGTCCTCTTTACAAATGCCTGAACCCGTGACATAAGGATAAACCATCTGTCTGAGATCATCGTGAAAATGCGATGGGGGGAATTCATTAATATGCACATGTTCGACTTTGGGCGGTGCGGGAAAATTTGGTGGTGAAGAACTGCGTGAGTCCCTATCCTCTGCGAAAGGTCGATTTATAATTCGGGTTGAGGCTCCATCTCCTAAATCGCTCCATATGATTGCAGACAGATCCTTAGTGGCAGAGAACTTTAGAAATCCAATATAGGTTTCATCAATGATCATTTTACCTTTACTTTCGAAATGATCTTGTTTAGCCCGAAGAACTGCTAGTTCTTTTGCGTGATCTAGGATTTCTTGATGGTTTGTTGATCCCCCATAACCTTCAGTAAACGACCCCCATACACTCGCAGTACTAGAGTGAGCTTGACCACCACTCATTAATTCCTTAGAAGTTTCACCTTTCTTATTTCGAACAAAAAGTCTCCCCTTAATTGCATTGCCCCTGTTACCATAGTGGGGGGTATTATATCCGTATGGAATCGATTCGGCTCCATACAAAACTGCCATGTCGTAGTCTTCAGCTGAGTATCCAGATCCAGCATTCGTGGTAAAACCGTACATTCCTGTGTCAGTGGATTGACCGACGGTTACGACGTCTACCTTAAAATAAGTAGGGCGATGCCCAGTCAAACTATTTTCAGTTGCCTTTAGGGGGTAGCCATGGTTTCCCGATTCTAAAGGAAAGAGGATTGAATAGGATACGTTCCCTCGTTTAGGTCGGACATCATTTGAGATCTCTGTTAGTAGATTTAAATTCTTATAGGTATTTCTCTCCAATAATGTGTTGGCATCGTTCGACCCTTTAGGAACAACACTGATGTCATTGCCATAAGCGGAACTTTGATCAATCAGATCAAAAATTATAGTATGGCTTATCTCATCTAAGAGTTCCCACAAACATCGATACGGGTCTAATCCTACTAACGAGATGTTCCTACACAGGGTTGGATAGTCAGCACCTGTCTGGTCTATGCTCTCATCGTAAGTCAAATCCAACTCGCTCAGTAGCGATTTAAATAAAGATGCATAACCATACGGTTCTTCCACGTCGACGGGAGCGGTTAGGTTTGTACCATAGTTGATCTCATCCGCAGCCTCAAAACTTTCATCTTCATAAAGAAAACGTCTAGGTAAATAATGCTGAAGCATGGTGCATTCATTCTTCTTAGAACCACTACCGTGCTCGCCCACGTTATACCATCTCTTATCTACTAAATGTACCACACATAATTGCATGTCCCACGCATTAGTACTGGCATTCATCTGCTCTGAGAATTTGTCTCTCTCATAGCCATAGCTGGGGTAAGTATACGCATCTGGTTTAGGAACACCCGTAATGCAGTACGCACTTTCAACTATTACTGAAATGTCTATGTCAGTCTGTGCTGCAGGATCTACTGCGCCAAAGGATGTGGGATCATTTTTAATATGAAGAGTTCCGACGCTTCCTTCATTCCAAGTGTATGATTTATATGAGTCTTCCTGAGATTCGCTCAGGAAGCCTTCTCCGAGCATTGAAGGAAAAGCCCTATCTAAGTCATGTCTGTTGACTAAGAGCCATCCCTCGGAGCTCTGGGGTCCTCTGGGGCGATATATGAAGCTATTAGCGATTCCCTCGAACTCGTGAGGGGACAGTCCAGCCTCACGCATAGATTTTGCAGCACTTCCAGCATCTATAGTATCCATCGCCGCAAGTTTAAACGAAGCTTTTCCTGTGCCTGTAGGGATAGTCATACAGCATACCTATTAATATTCTGAATTTAATTATTCGGGAACTTGTTGTGGGGGAGCCTGTGGTCCAGAACCAAAAGCTTGTGCTGCTTCAGTAGCTCTGTTGTCTTCTCTAATTTGAGCTTCCCTCTCTTCAGCTTTCCCAGTAAGTCCAAATGGAATTATTTCGTACGGGACCTCACCGAAGTTGATCCTCACTAAGTGACGGAAGATCTGGTTATCTGCGTCAGAAATTAACCATTGAACCATCTCCTGCAGAATAGAAAAGAATGCTTCTTCAGGAATCTGTCTTCCTGATGCAGCACCAAATCCGCTGGTGGCATTCTGGAATACCTCGGGGGGAATCCCCATTCCTTCGAAGAGCTCTTCTTTAAGGCTTTGTCCGTACTCCATCAGCCCCGCAGGGATTTGATTTGACGTAGGAGGATGATACTCCCAACTCTTCACATTGTCTGCGCCCATGGTATTTGGAAGCGTCAGTGTACCGCCTGTACGCTTCTTTTCGATCATTTCTCTGGCAAGGTCTTTGTTCGAGATAACCAACCCATCCTTCGTTCTTGTGATCCCCGGAGGATGGTACATCGTACCGCCCTCGAATGCATTCTTGTGGAACCACAACCGACGAACATCTCGATAACCACCATCGGACCACATCTCCCACCACGGGATATGGGCTCCGTACAATCTACTCAACCCATACCATGGGTGATGAGTTCTCCAGTGTATATGCCAGAATCCCTTGGGTATGCCTAAGAAGATCTTGTGGCGACCTTGCTTAGTATACGGGTCTGGTACATTGCGTACTGTAAAACCCACCAGTTGACCATCATGCGTAACAGCCATGCAATCTTGAGAATGCAAGTCCTTCATGATGTCAAATTGAATCTTTCCCTCATCTACTCGATACATAACTTCGCTGGCTGAGTATCCCCACTCAATTGCCTTTAAGGCTCGAGCAGCAGAGTTCTTCCAGAAACGAGTCACATTTTTGATTAGAAAATCTTTTACGTCATCGTTTTCACATTCAACATAAAATCTAGAGTTTGCCAGAATGGGTCCTTTGAGAAGCCAAAGACCAAATATAACTCGAGGATCTGCTAGCATTTCCTGAATCACTGTGAGACTGAAAGGGGGTCTATTTCTGGCGAAGAGAAATATGCCTGCATATCCGCTAGGCATGTAGTCAGCAGTTAACGGAGATCCTAATAGCTCATCAGGATTTACCTCTTTAGCGGATGATTTTACTGAATTATATGTAGCCATATTTATTTACTCTTTTTTGCTTTGTTGATTACGAATGATGCAACAGCTTTACTCGCCTTATCTTCATCTTCGTATATATCATATATTAATCGATATAAACGATCTTCATCCATAGAAGCTCTGCTGTTCCTTTCAAGCATTTCTCGCTTTGCTAAAACTCTTGGAATACCCATCTGAAGTAATCTGAGCTCACTTGATGTTAAATCAAATGGGTTGATTCCATAAACTGAAGCTACGTCGATATGGCTTCGTATTTTTTTTTAAGGTCCCACATTAATTTTACACATTCTTTGGCTATAAAAAATGCATCTGTGTCAGAAATAGTAACATCGAATGTTTCACAAACTAAGGAGGAAAATTTAGGTAACCATCCTATAACTGCGTTGTCTTCCGATATATCTATATCTTTTTGGGCTTGAGCCAATAGATGATCGAGATAGAGTGCCTCTGCCTCAAAGATCGTATTATCTTCCGTATCTGCTAATCTGATTTTATAGTCCAGATTGGGTGAGACTATTTTTACAATTTCACTACTCATATTAAATCCTTTATTGTAAATTTCCTGATGCAGGGCTTCCGGTTCCTTGTGATAAATACTCAGCGGGATTGCCTCTGAGTATTGTTGCACTATCTGCGCTGGGAGAACCAACACAGGTATAGTGTATATCCCACATCGTTCTATAAATTCTAGTATTACCTCGATCAACGATTAGCTCAATATTATACCTTGATTTCCCCTTTACTAGTATTGCTTTTCCATATTTATGTTGGCGTGGGACAGGTAGGGGTTTATTCGCTGAGGTAGCTACTCCAAACATCCTGACTCCGAAGAATTGAGCACCATTGTTAACTTGTATTTGCAATGCATGTTGGTCATCATCAGGATCAATAAGATTTTCGCATGGGTTAAACCCAAACTTTTTGTCTGGGCTTCCAGCAGAAGTCCATTTTGCTTCAGTTGTACCAATTATATTTTGTGTAGCACTATTAGCATTCGCATATCCGTCTACGTCATTCCCAATCATTGAAGAAAGGCTACGAGATCCGTAATTTGTTTTTTGCCAAGTATGGCTACCCGGTGACTCATAAATCTCATATTGATTGGAGTAGCTCAACGTACGTTGATCATTCTCTACCTGACCGGTGAATAGGTCGGAATCAGTAGGTCCTCCTGAGGCAGACGCTCCTTGAGGAATTCTGGTGTACCAAAAATCAGCATTATTCAGACAAGGTTCCTGCCTCGCATCACCCTCAAACCACATACCCCTAAATCCTCTATTCGACATGGGAGCCCCACGTTGGAGTTGGGTTCCCGCACCCCACCGCCCTAAGACTGGCAGCGTCTGTGTATAATCTTTCCATATGGTATTTCCGTCAGCATCTACACCCTGTACTTGACTAGTATGTAAAGTCAAGGTTATGGGAGAAGGTAGGAAGTCCCCATTGGTAGAATCATTACCCGTCCCGTAAACCGAGTGTAGCCATAGATCCCAATCCCAAGTAGCTCCAGCATCCCGTAACTGCCCAGCGTGATGGGTGGTTTGATTGGTACTCACTTCAGCATATTGATTAGGTGGAGCTCCGAAAGCAAGTTGGTAAGCTGCTTCATCTGGAGGGACGATTTTCATAAAGGTAAAACTGAAGTTAAAATTTCTGCCAAAAATCTCTTCTCCCATACTAAAGTCTAACGGGATAGCAAATGCAGGCTTATCAGAAGTTGCATCTTTATTGAAATCAGCAGGAAAGCTTGTTCTCATAGATCCGCTCGAAGATGCAGCGGATGCAGTTGCAGTTTGGTGGAATCTACTACGTATCAACAATAGGATTAGATAGTATGGGTAGATCCTTCTCCAGAAAGGGTGAAAACCCTTCGCCAAAGTAAAGGTTCCACCAATGGTAGCATCCCATATATTAAATCCTTGTTTGCCTCCGAAGGGTGTAGCTCCCAGAAGGCTGGATGAAATATCATAGCTTACCTGTATGTCTATGACGCCGGGAGGAAGGGGGAAGTCAGATTCATATTCAACATCTGTAATAGATATTTCAAGGCGAGTTTTCTTTTCGTCTAACTTATAACTTCTCGTCCGTCTAAACCCAGCCTGTAGGGCAGGCTCAAAGAAAACCCTGTAGTGGTCTGCAGAATCTAAAACCTTTCTAACATCCGTTGGATTTATTTGACCTCGAGTTTCCACGACTGCATCGTAAGTTTTAGTTGTTGCTCCCGTTTCACTGATGTCCCATGACTGGTTGTAATAAACCTGCAAGATGTTCCATGGGATCGCCCCATTGGGAAGAGGACGTTTATGTGGGATTAACGCATCTGGAATACGTCTTTCTTTGTTATTAGCACTGGGATTCTCACACTCAACCAATCCTACTTCACACTCCCAAGTAACTGTGGCTGCACGATTCATCCCCAAAGGTTTCCAGCTAATCATTCTGGGCTTTGGACCCCATGTCACATCCCACACATAGTTTACAGCAGGATCATTAATACGTAGGTCGGGACCTAAGCCTATCTTTGCAACATGAAATGTTCTGCCGGGCTGACATAGTTTTCTGCGAAGATGAGCCATTTGATTGTCAATAGACCCTTTACTCGCTCCCGTATTCCACGCAGATGTTTCTGTTCCAGTTTCACCTAGCTTTCCAACAAGATCCAAGTCAATGATGAACTCAATACGAATTCGGTACATCATGTACATTATGCTGCGATCCGTATCATCGTATACAGGAGTACATTGCACAGAAGTGTTTAATGCGGGGGGAAATAAGAAACCATTGTAGGTAACTTGCCCTAAATCAAATTGGTCGTAATGTTCAAGTCCTGACATTTTACATCTTACCTTATGGGTTAAGTCCGAAAGGAATACGAGGATGGTTAACGCCGGGGACTTGCATTGCGTCAACAGTTCCTCCCATCAACCAATTACCAAATGCTAGATCCGCTGGAGTAGCAGGACCTCGTAATAGAGCCAGAGCATCCGCAGCGTCCTGAGCCATGCCTTGAATGCCTAGTGCGATATTAGTCAGAGCACCGCTAACAGTAGCTCCTATGCCCGGAATTCCAGCAGCAATAGTTGCTAAAGCTTCTACCCCTGATGCTAATGCATTCAGTAGATGAGGAATGTTTTCCAAGAATCGTTCTAACAGTTCCGTTACCATTTTCAAGATCTGAGTTACTAGAGGTCCTAAGATTTTGATGAGGATAGTTTTAATGTCCTCCATTACAGATACGAAATCTCCCCTTTGTTCTTCCCAATCTGCTAATTCATCCCCTACAATTTGAGCTCGTTGGATTTGCTTATGAAGGACTTCGATCTCGGTCCCAATACGCTCCATAAGAATGTCAGGGTTGAAACCCATGACTTCTTCAGAAGCATTGTCCATAGCAGCCATAAACCCTTTAAAGGTATTTATCACCCCACCAACTACGCCATCTAGACCTTCCATGACCCCGCCAAGACCGGGGATTACGCTAGTCAATTCTGCTGCAGCACCAGAAACAGATTGAAGGGCTCCACCCACAGCATCTGCTTGTTCTTGAACATTGCTAGATCCAATTGCAGTTACTGCTGCCTCTGCTCCACCAGTACCAAGATGTGTTGCTGCATTGAGCCCTGACCCAGCAAGTCCTCCCACTGCTTTAAGGGAGCCCATCCCAACTTTTGCAGCACCAGATCCAATCTTATCCCAACCCGTAGCCCCCATTGTTGCAATTGCTTGAGCTGTCCCTGCAGCTGCTTCAGCAGCACCACCTGAGGCATCTGCAACTCCTTGTTCAAAGGTGGACAGACCACCACCGCCATCTCCACCACCACCCCCACCGCCTTGACTCTGATCATCTTGAACATTGACAGCCTCCATTGCAGCTTCACGATCATCATGCTCGTCGGAAGAAATGTCCTCGTTCCTTTGGTATTGGTCTGGATTTTTAATTTTATGTTTAGCAGACCTCCAGTCGGAGTAAAACCCATCATCACTGACATCCCCCCTGCCAAAGTGACCTTGAGAGGAATCTCGTTTCTTATCGAGAATATGAGCCTCTTCTTCCGATATCCCCATAGGACGATTAGGGTCATTCGCCCCATTCCTCCATCGATCCAATATTTCCCATGGATTTTTAGACGGTTCACCGTAGAAGGGTTCACCCCTACCCCCACCGCCTTCAACAGGCTGCAATGCATAACCTGCTGTTGGTCCACGACCAGTTTGCCCAGCCCAAACATCAGGTCTTCCAGCATTCCTAGCAGCTGCGGTAGAGTTCAAATCTTGATGGAACTGTCTTTGCGCATCCCTGTAGGTGGCATTTGGATTAGATTTTTGCATCTCCTTTAGGAGATTGCGTATTTCCTCCGCTAACAATTTACTTGATTCAGAAAAAGTACTAGGCTCATTCGATCCTCGAATAGGGGAACCTAGTCCTTCGCTCTGAATTGTAATTGTATGATCAGCCATCGTGCTCTACCGCAGAAAGATTATTCAAATCAACTTCAACTATGGGCACTTCTGCACGTTGTCGTATAGGACTACCTGCTTTACTTGCCCGTAGTTCCCTCTCTTCATCTGTCCAAGCATCTCGAATCTGCTTGGAGGCTTCCTTGATGTGGGCATCAAGAATAGCCTCTTCCGCATTATTGCGAGGTCCTTTTGAGAATAGATCGGAAATTAAACACATTTAATTAAGTAGTCGTGTACCACTTAATAGCTTCGTTATAACTCGCAGCTTGGGAAGATCCAGATCCATCAGGATATGAAATCAAACGCAATGGTAATCGACGAAGTCGACTAGCATAGATAACCCGTACTGGGAAGTTTCTAGCGAGGATTGATTTTGTGAAAGTGATCGAAGCTGGACTAGCAGCAGCAGGAGTATTACCTAATGCAGTTAGCACCAAAGCAGCAGAAGCATCAGAGATTACATCACCGATCACACCAGCAACACCTTCAGCCGCTTGAGTCCAATCGATTTTGGAACTTCCCGCACCTGCAGCAGCAGCCCGACCTTTGTTGTATTCTATGAGTGTGAAGTTCACATAAACATCGCACCCTCGATGGATCTCGTCTTGGATCGAATCACCAAGATTGTCACCTCGTACAGCTTCGCTATACAGGGTATGTTCAATTTCAAATCCATCTTCAGTAGCACCGATGTACGTTCCGTTGTAGGAACCGTAGTACGGTCCAGATATAGCACTAGCAGTTACAGCCATTACTCTATTCCTTTGTCTTAAAATAAGCCATGCGTTTATCCATCTCTTCACCTTCAAGATCGGTTAAACGCTCTAAACATTCATAACAGGTTGTTGCAGTCGGAACTACGGTCATGGATCGAGGGTAGTCTAGATCTTCTTCTGAAGAAGAGTTGTAGGCTTCCATTGATCTTTCACATGCGAATTCCCATCGCTTGATTGGATGCTCGGTAAAGCTTCCGGGGCTTGTTTCTAATGATCCGTGAACTGATCCATTCTCATTGGGTATGAGAAGATGGACCAAGTCCAATGTTCTTAAAAATTCACCACACTTTTCGCATTTGTCAGATGCGATACGTTCTCGTTTCCAGCCACCTGCTGTGTCTTTAAATGGGAGAAACTTGAGAGAATTTCTCTCAGAGCACCCACCATTTCTGCAGAGGACTGGGAACAGTCTAACTTCGGGCTTGTGTATCTTAAATGTCATGCAAAATTAACTCCCTCATTTCCATCTCCAAAAGAACTGAATCGGGTTGCGTTTGTAAATCTAACCTCCATTACAAGTCCTGACGCTGATGATTCTTCCGTTCCAAACCAAGCCCCATCTACTGGTCTTGGATTTGCATCACAATATGTCCATCTTAAATATTCTACCATTTTATGCGGAGATGGAACATTCGAACCAAAATCCTCATCGATCAATGAATCCGTGCTTTCAAGAATGTCAGTACTTAGGTGCACTGCCTTCATTATACTCCTGCAGTAATCTTCCATCCCAATAAGTCGATTTATATATAATCCCTCTCCCAGTCGATCAAAAGGGACATAGTTGCTGCGAAAAGTGACTGCACATACGATTCCGTAGGATTCTACTACACCTAAATCTGCGAATGTGCTTCCCCCTTCTGCAGCCCAATTAGCCCCATATACCGAGATAAACTTCTGTCCACAGGAGGCGGGAGGCTCGCCACTGGGCATGACCTCGCACTCCCCCTCACTTAGATCTAATTCTGTACGAAGTTTGTCTCGTACGCTAAGTAAAAGTCTACCTAAACTCATTAATTAAATTCCTGAAATTAGTACCTATAGTCGTTTCATCTCTTTACCGAGTGCTTTTATGCCTTCTCCCATTGCTTCTTTAATGATAGCATCTTCATTTCCGAAAACAGATCTAGCATCATTGACCTCTCCTGCATAAGGAACTGAGGTCCCTATTTTAATTTTTCCCTTCCTAAATTCATAAATCTGATCTGGACCAGATGGTGTGTATTCTCTACCGTCAAATCTGCCGGGCTTAAGGCTGTCTCGTAATCGACCAGTACGGATCATTATCAAAGCATCCTTAGACCCGTATACATCTATCTTTGTCTTCGCTCCTTGCTTCTTAAGTACTGCCCACGCAATTTTAGCTGCTTCTGCTTTCGCCCGAGATTCAGCCATTGTAGCACTAAATTTCTTAAAGTATCTGACAAAAATCCGCTTCCATTCTGAATCCTGTGCCTTGGTCAATAGACCTCGACCTTTATTATTAGTCCTCCGAGGGCGGTATGCCTTAGTAGATGCCTTGATAGGTTTCCAAGTTAGCTGGTGGGAATCTGAGCCCCCCTTAGACCTCATCTTAAAATCTTTATGCACTTGCTTAAAAAATGAGTGTGTAAAAGCCCCCCAGAAGACTTCTCTGAGTTTCATGAGCTCAGGAGTGACTTGCTTGTCAGTTAAGATTTTGGGGAGATCTTGTACAAGACCAGATAATTCTATAGCCATTCAAATGGGAACCTTGGACTGAGATCCTGTTTACCATAAGTACCACCAGTCGAAATCGTTGGGTGTACACGTAACTTGTGAGTTCGGAATCTATCATCCACATGCAAGTTGGACATTGCAGGAGTGAGATCTTCTCTCGTAGGTAGGCGAGGAATGATTCTA